TTAGCAGAATCCACAGCAGATGTAATTTTTGCAGATGTTGCTGAAGGTCTTGCAGACACTCAGAAGGAAAAACTTGCTAGTCTTGCCGAGAATGTTGAGTTTGAAAGTGAGTCAGACTATCGTGAGAAGCTTGGCACTTTGAAGGAATCTTATTTCCCTACAAAGAGTGCAAGTACTCCAAAGAGCACCTCTGAAAATCTTTCAGAAGAGGTTTCAACTGACGAAGTTGCAGTCGAGGAGCATACTCCTAGAATGCAAGCCTATCTGAATACACTTTCTAGAGCTGCTAAAAAGTGATTTTTAAATTATTAATTTCAAACAAGAGGTAAAATTTCAAATGCAGATGTACAATTCTGAACATCTACAGGAAAAGTGGGCCCCAATTCTCGATTATGATGGACTTGATCCAATCAAAGATTCTCATAGAAGAGCAGTTACCGCAGTCCTGTTAGAAAACCAAGAAAAAGAATTACGTGAAGAGCGTAACTTCTTATCAGAAGCCCCCAACGTAAACACTGGTAGTGGTGCTAGTGCAGCAGGTTTCTCTGCTGACGCAACCGCAGCTGGTCCTGTTGCTGGTTTCGACCCAGTTCTGATTTCTTTAATCAGACGTTCAATGCCAAACTTGGTCGCATATGACCTAGCTGGTGTTCAACCAATGAATGGTCCTACTGGACTAATCTTCGCAATGAGATCTCGTTACAAGACTCAAAGCGGAACAGAAGCTTTATTCAACGAAGCAGATACAGCATTCTCAGGACAGAATGATGGATTTGATGTTGATACTGGCGATACTAATACTACCGTTGGTTTAGGTACAACAGCACAACAGGGTTCTAATCCTGGATTGCTTAATCCTACTGCTGCTCAAGGAAACGCTACTGACTACAACGTTGGTCAGGGTATGCGTACTGATACTGCTGAAGATCTCGGAGACGGGGCTGGCGATCAGTTCAACCAGATGGCATTCTCAATCGAGAAAGTCACCGTTACTGCGAAGTCACGTGCGTTGAAAGCTGAGTACTCACTAGAGCTTGCTCAAGACTTGAAAGCAATTCACGGTCTTAATGCAGAGGCAGAACTTGCTAATATCCTTTCTACTGAGATCCTTGCGGAAATCAACAGAGAAGTTATTAGAACTATCTACAACGTAGCAGAGCCTGGTGCTCAAGCAAACGTTGCTACTGGTGGTACATTCGACCTAGACACCGATTCAAACGGAAGATGGAGCGTTGAGAAGTTCAAGGGATTGATCTTCCAAATGGAAAGAGACGCTAACGCCATCGCCCAAAGAACTCGTCGTGGAAAGGGCAACATGATCCTTTGTTCTGCAGACGTTGCTTCTGCTCTAACAATGGCTGGTGTTCTCGATTACACACCTGCTCTTAATTCTAACCTTAATGTAGATGACACAGGCAATACATTTGCTGGTGTATTACAAGGTAAGTATAGAGTATACATCGATCCTTATTCTGCTAACGTATCTGCTAACCAGTACTACGTTATCGGTTACAAAGGTTCTTCACCTTATGACGCTGGACTGTTCTACTGCCCATACGTTCCTCTACAGATGGTTCGTGCAGTTGGTCAGGATACATTCCAACCAAAAATTGGATTCAAGACTCGCTACGGCATTGTCGAGAACCCATTCTCACAAGGAGATGCAACTAACCAAGGACTTGGTGTTCTTACTCGTAACAAGAACCGCTACTACAGACGTGTTAAAGTTACAAATCTTATGTAAGCGAGTTGCTTATATTTTAACCGAGGGGGTTCGCAAGAACCCTCTTTTTTTGTCTAAATATGGTATAATAATATTATTAGAAGTTGAAAATGGATAAACATATTCGCATACCAAATCAAACTTTAGAGTTAAAAGATTGTAAAATAGTTCATCAAATGATATATCAAACACCATTGTTTGAAATTAGTATTGATGGAATAGATAATAAAAAATTAGAAGAAGATATCTATAAATTAAAAGAAGATGATAAAGATGGTATTACATTATCTAATTGGGGTGGATGGCATTCTCAAATTCAATATAATAATGATGTAAGTTCAATATATAAACCACTAATAGATAAGATTACATTTATATTACCAAACTTACCATTTTATCCAGCAATTTCTGAAATCGCAAGTTTAAGTATATGGACAATGGTAAATGGAAAATATTCATATAATAGTTCTCATAATCATCCAGGATGTGATATATCTGGGGTTTATTATGTTAAAGTTCCAAAAGGTGAATGTGGTGGTATAAGTTTTATCGATCCTAGACAAGGATATACTTATGGTAATAGATTTTTTGTAGAAAGATATACTGGTGGTGAATCTACAGGAAGAGAACCTATAGAAGGAAATATGTACTTATTCCCATCTTGTTTAGAACATCGTGTTTTAACTAATCAAGTAGATGAGGATAGGATAGCAATATCCTTTAATTTAACTGTAAAATAATGATAAAAAATTTAATCCCTATTCATGATATTTTACTACATCAAAGAATTAAAAAATGTAGTTATAACTTAGATCGTTCTAAGTTATCATATACTCTTACAGAAAATATGTTTCATTATGGTGGTGTAGGTCTTTCTTCAAATCAAATAGGTATAAATGAAAGAGCATTTGTAATGATGAGTAATATAGAAAGTCAAGAAACTATAACTTGCTTTAATCCTAAGATTATAAAAGAATCTAAAAAAATAGTATCATATGAAGAGGGATGCCTTTCATATCCTGATCTACAATTGAATATATCAAGACCATCTACAATTGTTGTTAAATATGAAGATGAGGGTAAAAAATTGCATAAAATTAAATTAGAAGGATTTATTGCAAGAATATTCCAACACGAGTATGATCATATGGAAGGTATTGATTTTACCCAAAGATCTTCTAAATAGTTAAAAAAATAATAATGGCTGCATCTGGACCGTTTGTAACTCAAATACAAAATAGGAATTATCTATCTGGTATAGGTTTTAAGTTTAATCTTGCCAAGTACCCAAAGGTAGATTTTTTCTCAAATAGTGCTAGAATACCAGAGTTATCTTTAGCAGTTGCTACTCAACCATCATATCTAAAGGATATTGATATTCCTGGTGAGAAATTAACTTTTGGCGATTTCACACTTAGGTTTTTAGTTGATGAAGATATGGAAAACTATATGTCAGTTTATGATTGGTTATACGGTTTAGGATTTCCAGAATCTACTAAACAGTATAAGGATCTAACAACCGATAGTGCTTCCCAGAGAGATCCTAAAGAAGCATTTTGTGATGGAACACTTCGTATTTTAAATAGTAACCTTAGAGAAATAGTAAAGGTAAAATTTAAGGATTTGTTTCCTATCTCATTAACATCACTCGATTTTGATGCAACTAATACTGATATTCAGTACTTTACAGCAGAGGCATCTTTCAAGTATACTATATACGAAATTACTAGTTCTAAATGAATCTTGACAAAATTCAGGAAATGTGGGAGCGTGATGCTGTCATTGACCCTGATAATCTACATGATGAATCACTGAAGATTCCCCAATTACATGCAAAGTATTACACAGTTTATAATACTGTTACTTTGATGCGTGAAAAAGCAAGAGAACAATACAATAAAGTTAGATTAGAAAGGCATAATTATTATACTGGTAGAGCACCAGCAGAAGTCTATATCAAAGAACCCTTTGGATATAAGGTAAGAGAAAAAGATGCTATACAAAGATATATGGATGCAGATGAAAAAGTTCAAAAGATAGATCTTAAAATAAGATATTATGATGCTACATTAAAATTTCTTGAGGAAGTTATTAAAAACGTTTCTAATAGAACATTTCAAATTAAGAATGCAATTGAATGGAATAAGTTCCAAGCAGGAATGTAAATTATAAATATATGAGTAGATCTAATATTAGAAGATGAAACCTACTCCAAAGGAAAGCAAGAAGATCCACGAGAACTATAAAAGGGTTGTGAATCATCTTATAGAAGAAAAGTATGCTGTAGACGAAGATTCAGCAGATAAGATAATCTCAGGTATGAGTCAAGATTGGTTTGATACTATTTCGGGATGAAATAACTCCCAAAATTAAGTCTCTAAATAATCCTATGAAGGTATAGGATTATGAGTCATTTGATTATATCAAAAAAGAATGAAGTCTATTTAAAAGTAGATGCAGAACCGCATGTGTATTATGAACTTGCGGATCAATTTACCTTTGAGGTACCTGGTGCTAAGTTTATGCCCACGTACCAAAAGAAATATTGGGACGGAAAGATAAGGTTATTCAATACTCAGAGTGGTGAAGTTTATATTGGGTTGTTAGATAGAATAGTTCAATTTTGTAAAGATCAAGGATATACTTACGAATTTGTAAAAAGTAAATATTATGGTCTTCCTTTTGAGGTAAATGATAAGATCTCTAAGGAAGGTGTAAAAGATTATATGACTGCTATCTCTAAACATAAACCTAGAGATTATCAGATTGATGGAGTATATGATGCTCTCAGAAATAATCGAAAGTTACTCGTATCTCCAACTGCTTCTGGTAAGTCGTTGATGATATATTCTATCATTCGATACTTTGTTGAGAATAAGAAGAATACACTCATTGTAGTACCTACAACATCCCTTGTAGAGCAGATGTATAAAGACTT